ATAGTGTTGGCTTTTCTAACAGGTTACAAGCTAGCTGCGAGCTTCACTGATAGTATATAAGCGTGGCTCGCAAGATCCTTATGGGATACATACTTATTTCTTTTCTTACTGCCCAAGCCAAATGCTTGACAATCCAGGCTGGATGTGTTACGCACGCGCGCGCATATATATATAGGAAGCGCAGGTCATTGCACATGGTGACTGTAAGCATGACTGTGAGTGTGGCTGTAGGCATGGCTGTCTGTGACTTGGTCAGTTGTCAGGTTGGTGTGTGTAAGTCTGGCTGGCTATGGTTGACTGTGATGATATGATGTGGCAAGAGGGGTATGGCTTAGGAATATGTGTTATTTAGTGTAGGGGTACCTCGTCCATAAAAAATCGAAATTCATCGTTAGGAGACATAAATGAAGGAAAAACAGCCTCAATTTAGTCATGAGTGTGTGAGATGTGAACGTAAATGGGAGTCAAGAGCAGAATTCCCAGAGACATGTCCCTCTTGTAGAACGCGGAAATGGCATATCTCAGACTTTAACACCACCTTCCTATGGACTGAGCGGCAAAAGAGACCTGATTCTGAGAGGGTGGTATAATCAAGTTATAAAAGGAAGGTAATCATGTTACAGGCCATAAAGGATTATACTTGTTCATTGTACGGACATCAAATAATCTGGTCAAGCTCTACAACAGATTGTGAAGGCCCACCACCTGGAGAATATGAATGCCAGCATTGTGGCAGGGATGTAGATATAAGTGAACCTGTTAGAAAAGCCAACACTATCAAGAAACATATAGGTAAGTAGGTTTACTAATATATATATAATCAAAAGCTAGTAACCTAATAATATATTACAGTGTCAGGTTAGGTTTACCAGGTTATAAAATCTAAACCTAGTAACCTAGTAATATACTACAGCGCTAGGTTGAAGTTGGCAGGTTTTCAGAAGGAGAGGCTAGGTGCCGAGATATCAGAAGCGACCTCTGGTGGTGGATGCGGTACAATGGATTGTTCCATTCCCAAAGGAACCTCCAATTCCACCAGTTCCCCCTACCTTCCTGAGAAGACGGAGAGATGCCTGGCAATTAAAGACATTAGCCGGTTGGGTTCCTCTCCTGCCTGGTGATTGGATTCTCAGATATCGGGAAGGTGAATACTCTCGGTGTCAAGCGGATAGGTTTATCAGCACATACGATCTGATAGAAGATACTGAATTCATCTGGACAGAACCCAAGATATATCTGCCGGAAGGCAGTCAGGAGTAAACATGGCAGATCATCCAAAAGATCATATCATAGAAAAGAAACCCAAGCCTAAGCCTAGAGTTAAGAAATTAGGAGGAAAGAAGAAATGAATCCAAAGGAATGGGAAAATCCCACAGATGCCAGAAAGCAGCGCCAATCACATTTCCTAGAAATCCTCCGTGAAAACATTGCTGAAAGTGAAGCCTGCACACAAGCACAAATCACAGCTGACACGGTCAGCCGGTGGAAACATGATGATCCAGACTTCATGGCAGAATACGAACGAGCAACAGATAATCGGATGCGTAATCTGGAAGAAGGGATGTGGAGTGCATTGGACTGGATGCTCCAGCCGGAACGCTATTCTCAGCTAGTCCGATATCCATCACTACTCCAATTCGCCTTGAGAGGCGGAATGCCTCATAAATATGCCGAACGGCTGGTTGGCCAATTCAATACCGGTAAACAGGATGAACTCAGGAATCTAGTTGGTCTTGATGGAACGGTTCCTGAACCTGGCAAGGTTGATTTACCTAAGCTTGGCCCACAAGATAAAAGTACTCCATCAACAGCCGAATGGCTTCAGAAGCTTGAAAATTCCCTCCTGGGAGAGTCCGATAGGATATCGGAATGACCCCAGATCTAATCTATCAAGTAGAAAGTAACTTTAATGAAGCAATCCGTGACCGAACCTTAGAATACTTCAGCCCACAAACCCAAGACCTTTTCAAACGGATTGGCTACCTTCCAACCCCGATGCAAGTTCCTATACTCTTATGCCTTGCACAACAAATTCTAGTAGCAGGAGGCATTCAGGCCGGGAAGTCGGTCGTTGCTGCTGCCAAACTAATGATGGAGTTTCCCAGAGATTTGAGAAAAGCAATTGATAACGGATGGACTCTACCATTAGTATATTGGCTTGTCGGCAATCAATACTCAGCAGTCGAAAGGGAATGGGCATACCTCCAGGATCACCTCATTGAATGGGGATACCTACGCCGTCGAGTTAAGAAACTCGATCCGGGAACAATCGAAATCATTGGTGGTCCGGCCAGTCAGCCGGTTCTAGCAGTTATTCGGACCAAGTCAGGTCAAGATTTCCGTACATTACGGGCAGAAAGCCCGTCAGGAATCCTGGGATGTGAAGCGAGTGAACTCGACCTCATCACATTCAAGCGTATCCAAGAGCGACTGGTCGCTAGAAAAGCCTGGATGTTTATGTCTGGTACTATGGAGGGAGGCTTCTTCCCAAAGCTGCATCGGGAATGGCAGGCAGGTGTAGGAAATAGACAATCATTCAGTTTACCAAGTCCGAGTAATTATCACTACTACCCTGCCGGAATGGAAGACCAGGCCATCAAGGACTACCGAGATGAAAGCACTGACGAGAACTTCCTAGAACGGATGATGGGTGTGTCGGCACCTGTACCGGGCATGGTATACAAGGAATTCCGACCTGACTTTCATGTGGCTGATGTTGTATATGATAAATTCCTCCCAATCCAAATCTGGGAAGACCCAGGACATTCGCAAGCTCATGCTTTAGAGATAATTCAAATTGTGGATGGCCAGGTCCGCATCATAGATGAGATATACGAACGGGGTCAGACTCTTGAAAACATCATAGAAGGTATTGTTAAGAATCGGCCGTGGTGGAAAGGCGAGGTGCAGTATCTTGTATCGGACCCTCATTACCGAAAACAACATCACTCCACCAATTCGGTGGAAGAAATCTGGAAACGCCTAACCGGCCTACGGGCTGTCGGAGAACGAGAGCGCTTACAGCCTAGAATAGAGCGGACTCACTCATTCCTCCAATCAAATCCACAGGATGGCACTCCCAGACTTGTAATCAACCCAAGATGTAAAGGAATCTTATCCGAGGTCGGCTGTGCCGAAAATCCATTCGCTCCGTTACAAGATTCTATCTACCGCTACCGGGTGGACCGAAATGGTGAGATAATAGGTGATGAACCGGAGGACAAAAACAATCATGGGTGGGAAGCAGTCGGCAGAGGCTTAGTCTTCAACTTCGGATATGTAAATGTTCGAGGCCATCGCAAATCAATCAGCATCAGGAGAAATCATGGCGGTTCTGTTTCAGGACGTGGAGGAAGGCAACATACTCGAAGATTCAACCAAACCTAGTCAACAGCGGCGGTGGGTTGTCCAGAAAAAGAATGCCACCCGGATTATAGTATACCCAGAAAATAATTCTAGTCATCGAGATTTTCTATCTATCCCAAACTTCAATGCCCGGAAATTCAAGCAGTTGGAGTCCTAATGCGCCGCACTGCCGAAAAGATATCCGAAATGGTAATCGCCCAACAAATGGCAATCCAATCCCGCCTTGACCGGATGGACAGTGATAGAAATCTGGTACGGCTGGAAGAATTCGATATCAACAACGTTGAGGGCATGGATGTAGGAACTGACTTCCGATCATTCACCACCAACGAACCCCTTACCTTTCTACGAAAGGTATCATCCATCCTATCTGATGCTCAGTTACTAATCCAACTTCCCTACAACACGATGCAGGAACAAGAGCGCCAACGATACGACCTCGCTGAACGATTCTATTACGGCATCCTGGCCCATGCCAATGAGCGGTTGACCAATCGCACTGAATTAGAAATACAAGATCAAATGGCCGGTACAGTTCCAGTGCGTGGTTGGGGAGCTGTCCTGGCATTAATCAGAAATCGGGATGATGGTACCAGCTTTCCTGATATCCGAGTCTGGGATGCTCGAAATGTAACCTGGGAATCAGATGAAGATGGTCTGACCTGGATGTGTCAAACCACCACCCGTACAGTATCCAGAATCAGGTCGGAGTATCCAAAGGCCGACTTCGGTATCCGAAAAGATGATGAAGTGATGACCATTCATAATGTCTTCGACCGAGAACACAATCAAGTTGTGGCTGACGACTCTATCATGCTCAAGGATGCTACCCAACATGGTGGGACTGAGGTCCCTGGAACTATCCTGCCTGTGGGTCCATTCCCCAAACTCACTATGGTTGATGATGTGGAAGGCCATGACAACAACATGGAAGAAGACTTTGGAGAAAGTATCTTCGCTCCTAACAGAAAGATATACGATTTCCTCAACGAAGTATTCAGCCTCCTCCTACAGTTAACCTCTAAACAGGTAAATCAAACCTTTGTCCACTTCACCAATGATGAAGGCAACGAAATGGAGGAAAGCCCCAACACAACCGACACCACCATCACCCTGGAACGTGAGGATAGATTTGAACCTCTAGCTTATTCGGAAACCACAAAGGATGTAGCCTTACTGGTAAATGCCTTGACCGGTATGGTACAACGTGGTGGTTTAAATAATGCGAGCTACGGCGATGTCCAGTTCAGTCTATCCGGTTATGCTATAACGAAGTTATCAGCTCAAGAGCGGACTGTCTTTTTCGCTGTGGCAAAATGTATGCAGAGCTTGATGTCCAGAATTTTACAACTAATCGGTAACCAGTTTGTAACTGGTAGGTTTAATCCCATGACACTCCGTGGAGCAGGCAACAATCGTGACTACATGCAAATCACCGTCACCCCAGAAATGATTGCTAACCTCCCACCTCCAGTAGTAAAATTACTCCCTGACCTCCCTGAAGATGATGCTGCTAAATTCGCCATGGCTCAACAAGCACGGTCAGGCCCATTTGGCCCACTCTTCTCAGACCGCTGGATCAGAGATTCACTCCTTAAATTCCCTGATGCCATGCACATGCAACGCGAGATAGATGAACAGATGGCCAGACTGGCTAGCCCTGCCGCACAGTCATTCACTCTCGCCAGAAGTAGTGCCCTCCAGGGAGAACAGGAGCTATCTCAAATGCATTTGACTGACCTGAAGGTGCAGCGTATGATGCAATTAGGCCAACTCCTTCAAGTGCAAGCAGCTTTGCAGCAGGCTACCGGCCAATCCGGCATACCAGGTGGAGGAGGACCTACTCTTCCCGGAGGGAATGGACAAGCACCTGGCTTAGAACCTGAAGTATCTCCTTTCATTACTCAGAATGGATCACCTGCCCCTGCACCAAGGAATTTTGGTGCTAATCGCCCGCCCGGAGCACCTCGTCAAGGCGCAAGACAGGCTGATGGTGCACCAACTAATGGAGCAGGACTTCGTGATTTCGGAGTGCTCGGTTAATGACAACCCAGAGAATAATTGAAAGTATCCGTGAGGCTGCCCGTAATTCCCCTAATCAAAGTGGTTTAAATCGGCTCCTTCAAAATCTTAGTGATGGGGAACGTTTTACCGACGAAGAATTAAATAGGTTTCTTGGCGCTCAGGCTGCTGCCGGAAATTTAGGTCGTCGAACACAACAGCCTATACAACCACCACAGGAAACTGCTCAACAACGTCAAGATCGAATATTTCGAGAAGTAACTAGCCGTTCTCCGGCGGATCAGCCTGACCTGCCAGGAACCCGACCACAAAATCAACAAACACAGACTCCTGTCAGACAGACACAAGGAGATACACAAGTGACTACACCAGGATTCACTCCAGTTGGTGGATTTGGAACCAGTGCGGCAGCGCGTGATGCTGCTTTACAAAATCCCGAAGTACAAGGACAACGGCTTCCTACAACACCTGAACAAATTGCCCAGGCATTCCAAAACCGTACCATGAGTTATACGGAGGCCTTACAAAGGCTAGTCCCATTGTTCGGTGGAGATCAGCAAGCTGCGGCCACCTATCTCGGTCGTGCTGGCACTCCTGGTCGAAGTCTGCGGCCAGTTGCCCAAAATCCTGACGGCAGCTATCGCTTGGTAGCTGAAACTACCAGAACACCTGGTGCTGATATTGCTCCTGGTGGGCAATCCACAGTCGCACGCACCACTACACCTGGCGGTCTTCCTTTAAATCAACCTACTCAATTCATTCCTGCATCGACTGGTAGCGTACAACCCAGCTTCGCACCGGGACGTTTCGGTGGTACATTAGCCACGGAACAAGTGACTGACCCAAGGTTTGGTGGACCTCCTGGTCCTCCACCGGGAACAGGTCCAGGATTTGGAGGAGGGGGAACTGGCTTTAATCAGGATGTTCCCAATCCTAATATTCCTCCCACCCCAACTGGAAACCCTGGGCCTGTCGGAGATGAACCTGGAGATGAACCTGTTACACTTCCTCGGACTTTCAGTACCACCTTTGGTGATAACCTTGCAAACCGTGCCGCGTTTTCTAATTTTGCTAACCGGTTCTCTGGTGGGCTTGCGGGCAATCAAGGCCGGTTCTTACAACAGCAGTTTGATCCATTACTGAATGCTTTTCAAGTTAACTTAGCATTAAAGAGAAATGAGCAGAGTCCAACAGAGTTTAACGACTTCTTAGGTGGACTCCAAAGTTTTCCAGGACTTAATCAAAACACATTATTTGATTTATCTCGTATGCTCCGTGGCAATCCACGGGATATTCCAGGGATCCAAGCTCCACAGGCAGGCGCACTGAATTTCTTACGTGACCCGGAGAATGCACAGGATCAATTTAACCTCCTCGCCCAAGAACAACTTCGTGGACTTCCACCTTGGCTACGTCGAGCGGCGGCACCTGTATACCAACGTCGGTTTGATGAACTCATTGGTAACTTTGGTTTACAAGATAACTTCCAACCACTGGACTTTATATACAGCAACCAAGCTGGTAACGCACTTGGCCCACTTGGTCAAGGTGGACAATTTGCTCCTCGTCTTGGCCCTCAACAAACAAGAGTAGGATAAAGCCATGACAACACCAACATTTCCTGGTTTCTTCCCAGACTTTCTAAATGAAGTTCCTGAATCCGCCTTCTTCAGTCGAATTGGCCAATTCTCTGATAGTCCAAGGCGACAGAACTTCTTTCAGAATCAATTTCCTAATGTCGAAAATCAGTTCATCGGTGCTATCGGGAGTCAATTCCGTACTGGCCAAGCACCAAGCCTAAAATTTGATGACTTCCTAAACGATTTTGATTTTGATCGCCTATTCCGAGACCAGTCCAGGTTTCAGAGAGGTCGAACAAGTAATCTCTTCAACCCAAGCACGCGCTTTTTATTCCAGGGAGTCTAATGGTCCAGCCATTCATTCGAGGTTTAACTAAAGGGTCTAGAACTTTCACTGAGGAAACGCTAGATCAACTCCGTACCGCATTCTGGGATGAAGTACGTCGAGTTCATCAACCAGGCGCTCGGGTATTTAAGCCAGTAGATAGCGATGATCCAGAGAAAATTCTGCCACTCCCTGTAACTGAACAGCAGGCGGAATCATTCGATCAATTCCTCGGTGAACAGTTAGGAGTTGAAGATGATTCAGAGGAAGGTCGCTTAAAAAGATTAACTGACGATACAAATAAACAACTGCGCGACTTAGAAGATGCTCAACGTCGAAGTAAAGGATTGCCTCCGCGACGTCAGCCGCCTACACCGACACCTCCACCTATCCCTGAATCAGAGAAATTTGGTGGAAAGCTACCCGATTCCTTCATCGATTCGATGAATGAGCAATTAGAACAATCAAGGTCAGCGAGCCGTGAACGTAGACGTCAGCAAGGTAGATTTGTTCTAGATCAGCAGGAGGAAGAAGACCTATATATCTCATCATTATGGGAGGAGCAGGAACGTCAGCGTCCAACTGACCAGCAACCTTTTGGCCCTGATCCTGGCCAACCACAGACCCGTTTACAGTTAGGCCAGCAATTCAGGTCAGGACTTCCTGAAGTAATTGCACCTGTCTCTCAACCTGCTCCACAACAGGACCCATTTAGTGGCCAAGCTGGCGCATTCCCAGTTCAACCTCCCAGCAACGTGATCGACACCCAACAAGGCCAATCGACACGTGGATTTCTGCCTGACCTCCTTCGCACCGGCCAGCGGCTATTACCATTAGCACAAGGCCTTCCTGGAATTCCAGGTAGTCCAAGTGGAAGAGATTTAGGTAACGCTGCTGATGTAGCATTTACTGGGTTCGATGCATTTAGCGAATTTGCAACCAGAAGCGCGACCGCTCCACAACGCTTAACAGGATTACCAGGATTACCAGGTACAGGTGGCCTTTCTGCTACTGGAGATTTGACACAATTCCTTACCAACCTGGCGGAATCAAGTAGTGCTAACCCATTTCAAAATCCATTTGAACTATCTCAAACATTCCAGGCCCGCCCTGGATATGAACAGTTCATCTTGAGCCTCTTGACTGATCCACAAGCTTTTGGCATTGGTGCTGCTGCTCGCCGTATTCCTGGATTACTCCGGCAGGCAGGCAACCTACCAATCCCTCCAGCCATTCAACGTGGCCTACTCGGCCCACTCGGTATGGGGACAGGAATTCCAGGTCCAGGCCTACCAGGCGATCCCAATATCCCTAAACCATTTGTTCGTCCAGGTGAGCGTGATCTGAAAGAAGCTGTCGATACCATGCGTGCCGAAGGGGTTGATCCTGAAACAGTATTCTCAGCGGATGATATTGCCAGGGCGGAATCTACCCGTGCTCTGGAGTCTCGCCTCCAAGGTCAAGAAATTCCTATCGAACGGCCTGGTCAAGTTGATCCTGTTACTGCTCCTATCCCAGATCAAGCTGACCCATTCGACGCTTCAACTCTCCCACAGCAAGCTGATCCAGGTACGCCGGACGACTTTCTGATTCCAGATGAAGCAATTGCTCAACAAGATGGTATACGAATCTCTGAAGAAATAGACATTACTGAACAACGCATTGATAATCCAGGTAATATCCCCCCACGCTCACTTGGCACCCCAATCGGAGACACAACAGGAACTCCACCACCTCGTCGGCCAGATATTGGTCTAGATGATGATTTGGATATTCCCACTCATGAATCTCCTGTCCGTGGTATCATTCGTAAATGGTCAGGCGCACGTGCCGCTTCTGGTTTAGAAATAGAGCAGCGCTTCAAATCTGGAATGCGTGCTCTCAGGACTGCTGGAGTCCGTGAATTCACTGAACCCACAATGCGCGATCTCTTTCGAGCACTGCATGGTGAAATTACTCCTGACAACTTACCTCCACAATTAAAAGCTGTCTATTCCGACTTAGATAATCTACGCCTCACTGAAGAAAAAGACATGCTAGATTTTCTGAATGTCATAATAGATTCGGAAAGTCGTACCTTAATGCGTTATGATGCAGAAAACTTAGCCAGCCGCTTTATGGCCCACCCTAGTTATTTCCCGCAAGGATGGAAGCAACCCGTTACCGATACTATAGTAGAGGGAGGTCGCATCGGTAGGACTCCAGGGTTTGCCATGCCAAGAGTTGGAACTTCATTCTCTGATATGCTCGCTGAAGGGTGGAAACCTACATCATGGAATCCTTACACAATGATGGCAGCTCGTCGGCGTGCCGGTATTGAATACCGTGAGCAAGTAAAATTAGTAAACCGTTTCACTCAACGCGGTCTAGCATTACCTTTTGACTTGGCACCTGGTGGGACAGAAGGAAGTATTCGAAAAAGTGTTGGTAGATTATTCGAAGGAGCAGGGCGTGAATTAGGTATTGGATTACCTCCTTCAACTACCACCGGGACTAAACCGTGGCGTGTCCCAAAGGTTGGCCCTGTATTTGAAGGTCGCCAAATTATAATTTCTAATCCTTCAGTTCAAGGTATTGAACCTCAAATTACATCAACTAAACCAATTGCGGTTCCAAATGAAGTTGCGGACTTTTTAGAAGATGCTTATGGTGCAAGTGCAGGTAGTGGTGCCGAATTCTTTAAGACTATCCGCCGCTGGAGTAATGTTCCTAAACGAGTGAAACTATTTGGCTCCCTGTTCCAACATATTGATATCACTGCCCGTGCCGCCGGTGTTGCGATGAGTCCTACTGCGATATCACGTGGTGCACCCTTTAAGACTCCATCTCTCATGGGCCGCTTGCTCAACCTCCAATTCAATCCAGGAAGTCGTGACGCTTTAGCGCGTACCTTGACTTCTACCACTCCTAGATATCCTGGTGGGCCTAGCTACCGGATGTTAATTGAGGAAGGTTGGGGCGTGCAAGGTGACGTTTCAATTATCAATCGTGGTTTTACCGACCTCCTAAATGATTCCTTACAGGATGGAAGAACTCCAGCTAAGATTGGCAAGAAGGTAATTGAATTTTGGGAAAGCGGCTTATTTGATGGCTTCTATCGGGAGAGTCAACGTTTTGCTTTAGATGAATTGATCCTTCCCTGGCTTAAAAGAACCCGACCTGATTCTTCACCTCGACAGATTGCCGGCGAAGCAGCAGAAATGGTGAACCTTATTTTCAGCACGGTAGAAAATTGGCAAACCGTATTTCAAAATCCTGCTTTCCGTGAAGCAGTCCGTTCCATAATGTTTTCGGCTAATGAATCTGAGGCTTTGATTCGTACAAGTATGCGGGCATTAGGTAAACACCCACAGGCTGGATTATTCCGTGAATGGTGGCTAGGCTTTATGGTTGCTACGGCTGGCCTTGCTAATATCATCAACCTAACAGCGACAGGTAAACCATTACCTTTGAGTAGTTATAACCCGGCTAACATTAATGATCCTTATGCTCCATTCAAAATTGGTTACAGCAATCGATTCATGTCACCGCAAGTCCCTTTCATTACTGGTAGAAATGGGACACCTGTCTATGTTGATCTGGTTGGTCAAATGGATACAATGGCACGTTGGGCACTTGATCCCCTTGGTGCGTTCTCTGCCCGTTTGAATGTCCCTCCCCGTGCGATTCTAAATCAAATCAAAGGTGAAACATTCTTTGGGGAAAAACTTGATACTCCAATTAAACGGCTTATTCAAGCTGGTATAGATGTGGCTGCCCCAATATCCGTTATGAATATCCTTGACATTGGCCGGGAACAATTACCAGAACAAATCCAACAATTACTCCCAGAACAAGAACCACGTATCGGTCCTGTTGGTCAAGCTATCCAAATAGGTGGTGTAAACCTTAGTGCTGAAAAGACGCCAGACTTATTAGAAGCCCGTTCACAGGAACTTTATGATGTACCCTTTGATGACTTGTGGCCTTTCCAACAGGATGAATTGCAAGCTGATCCATCCATGGCTACAGAGCTAGAACAACGAGGGGAAACTGCAATTGCCCGTGGCCAGCGTGGCGCACAATACTTCCAAGTTGTACAAGCTGAACGGGAATCTGCAATAACCCAGATCAATGCATTAGGACGTGAAGGTATCCGAACAAAGCAATCTGAAATCCGTCAGGACTACTTCGATATCATTGGTGAGTATGCTGCCTTCAAGCGTGGTGCTGGCGAAGTCACTTTCACCGAAGCATTCGAAGATGACTTGGATGACCCTGATCCTTTAAAGCAATCGCTGGCCCAATATTATGAAGGGTTAGAGCAATCCAAAACTCCTAGTGGCTTATTTGACAATAATAAATGGGATACAGTATTACGTCGATTACAGAATCGGTGGAGTCCACAACAGCGTGAGTATGTTCTTGCCAATACCCATCTTCTACCAGTTTCAAACTATCTATTAGGAATTCTAGGTGGTAGAACTGCCACTAACATTCAGGCATCTCGGGATGCTCGGCAACGCCGTCGTCAAAATACTCAGCGCCGTCAACCTTTGGAACAGCGAAGCCGAATCCCTTCATTTCCTAATCCTTTCGACTCCTTCCCGAATCCATTCCGTAGGAAACCAAGTCAACCACCACCCCGGCGAGATCCAGGAGGTCTCAGCTAGTTTGACACACCCTTCTACCGGAACATATAATATTAAATAAAGGAAAGGTGATATGCCCGATTCAAATGGTGACCCAACTGACCAGGAAATGATTGGATATCTCGGCTGGGGAAACTCTGACACCGAAGATACCCCCGGGGCTGATGAAGTAGTCGAACCTGCGGCGCCTGCGGTATCAGGTTTAGTCGATACTGCTGGTCAACCTATTGCCTCCACACCTCCAACTATCCCAGCTCCAGTCACTCCACCTGCTGCTCCCCCTGCTCCGACTACCGACCCTGCAATTTCTGATATCCAACGACAGTTTGCCGACTGGCAAACCCAACAACAACAGCAACAACAAGATATACAAGCCCGTGCTGCCATCAATCAGGATGCCCAGCAATACATGAATCAACAGCTCGCGGCTGGTCAATCTCAAGAAGTTGCTTGGGAGATGGCCTCACAACGTGCCCGTACTCATGAAGCCCAATACCAAAATCAACTCAGTCAGCAACAACTAAATACTCAAGCTGCCCAGGTTGCTGCCCAGAGCGTTGCACAACGGTTTGGTGTCGATTATAATCAACTTACCGGCTACCAAAGTATTCCAGCAATGGAACAAGCGGCCAGCCTCTTGAGTCGTGTCCAGAAAATGGAAGGCCAGACTATCCCTACAGTCGCAAAAGCGCCTGTTCAACAAGTGGATTCTGGACAGGCTGGTAGTCCCATGAATCGTGAGCAACAGAAATGGGCTTACGCTCAAAGTAAGATCGACCTCACTGAAGAACAATTCCATAATCTATTCTCGTAGGAGCTAAGCCATGCCGTCGACCTCAAGTACTGGCCAACTGGCCAACATCTCACGAGATATGATCTCGAATATCCGTTTCACCACGGAACACGATACCCCGATGCTTGCCTTAACAGAGGACTTCAAGCTCGAAGCTGGTACTGATACCGAAGTCTTCCCCAAAGCCGGACAGGTGAATGTCCGTGTCCTTAATGAAGGGGAAGAAATGACTAATGAACAGGACATGGGTATCACCACCCTGTCAGCCCAGACTAATGAGGTCGGCGGCTACATCATCGTAACTACTCGCCTCCTGTCTCGAACAGCCAGATCGGCAGGCAGCCTTTTCCGTGTGATTAGTAAACAGTTCGGGGATGCTAACTCCCGAATCATGAACGAAGACCTGATCGGCCTGTTCCCATCCTTAAATGGTGGTACTGATCTGGGAGCCGCAACTGTTCCTTTCTCCTCTGTTAATGCGTCGGCTATGGTTTCCATTGCTAAAACTGACCGTTACGGTCGGAGCCTAGCAATTGTCCATCATCCCAATGCAGTCATGCGGTTGGCACGCGATCTGTCCACAATCGGCTCTGGACAACGGATGCCATTGCCTGCTGGCTACTCAGCTCGGATCTTAGGATCCGTGTGGTCAGGGTATTCAGTCTGGGATGTTCCTGTTTTTCAAACTGGTGATCTCACTCGTGATTCTAGTGATGATGCCATCGGTGCCATCTTTGATAAAGGTGCTATGGGAATGCTCAGATCAGGAATGGCACACTCCTGGCGTGATCGCTTGAATCGTCGGCGTGGTTGGGAGATCGGTGTTGTAAATGAGCACATTGCCTTCGAGCTTGATGACAGCCGTGGCGCACCGGTAACTATGGATGCGGCCAATCCGACCCTGGCATAAGGATTATAATGGCCAGTCTTGAACAAGAACGTACTCTAAAATTCCAGATGAAAACCATTGACCCATATGGGGATGCTGGCTTCATCGAAAATGTAAAAGAAAAGCGTCAATGGTATCGACGTGATGGGAGTCCATTACCCACGTTACTCCCAGCCGATACCTATCACTTTGAACGGTTCACAGATAAAGGGTGGACGCTTACGCCATCCAATTTCATTCCAGTTGCTTCTGATTCAGTATCGTTAGGACCGATCGAAGCGCAGGTTCTAGCTGAAAAAGCTCGGCAAGAGGAAGAGAAATTAATCGCTCAACCGAATGCTCCTTTGGCAACTGACACTCTGCCGCAAAATGAATTAACCTTGGACCCAATTCCATTCTATAAAAAAGCTGATGAAGCCCCCGAAGGAGAAAACAATGGCTGAAATGTATGTGGGTATTCCGTGGGGGAATGAAAAGATCACCACCACTACCCGTATCGAGCATATCCTAGGACAGCGTGGTATCACGCCAGATGGTAGAACCTTTCGGTGGTCATTTAGTGGTGGTGCTATTGGGGCTGGTCAATTTGCTGCTGAGGCTGCTGCCGTAGCTGACCATGACATGGACTTAGCTGTCCAGGCTGCTGCTGCTATTGGTGCCACAACCGTTGCGGTGACTCTCGGTGCAACTGCGGCCACCCTCAACCAATATGAAGATGGCTCTATCATCATCAATGACGGTGCCGGTGAAGGCCATTACTATGTAATCAGGTCGAACCCTGCCGCTGATGCTTCTGCCACCTTGATTGTCACCCTACATGAATTGGTTCGGGAAGCCTTGACCACCGCCACTTCCCTAGCCGGTTTGCGGGTGAATGCCTATCAGAATGTAGTCATCGCTCCGACCACTGCCGCAGGTCCCAGCCTCGGAGCTGCGCCCACAGAAATCGCGGACAACACCTACTTCTGGCTCCAGGATGGTGGTTATGCTGCATGCCTAGTGGATGGCACCCTGGTTATTGAACAATATGGTAAGCCAAGTACTAATACTGCCGGGGCGGTCATGGCGATGAGCTTCGCTGATGATTTAGAAACTCAGGGAGTCTTCATCGGCGGCAACCCGTTGCATGTAACCTTGGACTATCAGTATGGCAGGATTATCATCGGAGGCTAGGATGTCTGATGGGAACATTGGTAAAGTGGGCGTTGCGTGGATTAAAGCTAATTCCCCCAGTGCCCAAGGTGACGGTATTGAACGTATCGGCCTATTCATGCGAGATCGGCTCTATGAACACGGCTCAAAACATGTCGATCTCTCAGTTGTCCATCTCCCATACCGTTCCAACGAGTCTGGGTTCATCGTCGATAGGCAAGCCTATTATAAAATCACAGCTATCGGGGAGTAATGGCAGTTATTGATCTGGCCCCTCCTACCATAAATGGCATGTGGATATCAGGTCATCAATACAAAATGGTCGACACCCGAACTCATACCACCAGAATGATCACAGTTCCAGGAGCAGGTTACTCCGCCCTGGTTGAACAATCTGAACTCCTTGACATCGTTGAAGAATACAAAGAACGATTTCAACAAGATATGAAAGATAAACCAAAGTTCCAAGTCATGGACCGTAAAAAACAGCACGACTTTGGCGCAACCCTTTTACAAATCCGCCAATCCAAAAAGCGCCGTCATGAGACTGGCAGCCCTCGCTACCATTAAGGAGTGACTCTGTAATGGCTTACACTGAGACTGATGGCCATAAGGTAGTAGTCGGAAGTATCGAAAATTTAGTCGATATCTTCTATGACATCTCAACCAATACCCTCATTATTGACCCGTCTAATGTCAGCGACACTAACTTCAACGTTGAGTTTGTTCATGGCGGGACTGGTTGGGTTCTCATGCGTTCTGACGTAAATGGCGCGACCAACGGTTCACTCGCTTTCAATAAACAAATTACCACTGACACCACTGCTGGTGCCCTGACCATGACTGTGGCGATGTTCCGCGCTGGCATTCTAAATCGTGATCCGAATGGAGCGGCCAGAACTGATACCACACCAACTGCTGCCGAATTGGTTGCAGACATCCCGAATGCAGTTGTTGGAACAAGCTACTGGATGACAATCGATAATCAAGGCGCAGCCACCGAGGATATTACTCTTGCAGGTGGCACAGATGTAACAATGAACGGTACCCTCGTTATTGGAGATACCAAAGCAGTGAATATCCTGGTGACTTTCACCGTTGTTACAGTGGGGTCTGAAGCGGTTACGATGTACGTCATGGGTGATAAAGCCTAATGCCATACACTGAAACCGATGGTCACAAAGAAGTAGTTGGTTCTATTGAGAACCTAGTAGATATCTTCTATGATATTTCTGCCAACACTTTTATTATTGATCCCTCCCTAGTGGGCGATACCAACTTCAATATGGAGTTCGTCCACGGTGGAACTGGCTGGATCCTGATGCGCGCGGATGTTAATGCCGTCACTAATGGCTCCCTTGCCTTCAATAAGCAAATCCTCACGGATGCTACCGCTGCGAATATAACAATGACTGTCGCGCAGTTCCGTGCTGGAATCCTTGAACGGAATGGTGGTGCGGCACGATCTGATACAACGCCCACAGCGGTCCTGTTAGTTGCGGACATTCCTAATGCTGTGGTAGGTACGAGTTACTGGATGGTCATTGACAACACAGGGAGTGGAGGCCAAGACATAACCTTGGTTGGCGGTTCTGGAGTAACAATGAATGGGACACTCGT